GGCGGTTCGAAGAGGAAGGGTTGTCATTTCTGACGATAACCCTGCCTACGTTCGCCGTTGACTTCGAAAGAGGTCTGGCGGACGGACGGGTCGCTCCTACTTCGTTTCAAGGTTTCAAGAAACGAAGTGGTCTCCCCCTATTACTAGGAGGTTTCCTTGAGCTTGTCTTCGACCGTAAAACTGGAGTCCTGCTTGAACATGTTTCCGTCGACGCAATCTACGCAGTGCGGCAGCTAACGCGGCTGTACTCGAAGATTTTCCTCCCGTGCTCGCAAGAGCGCGAAAGAAAGGCGTTTGATGGTTACGTCCAAGTTGAATCAGAACTCAAGGCAGCGGAGCGCGAATGGACTCCGGAAGATCTCCGGGCGTTTTCTCGCATTGCTCGCTTACTTTTTGGTAGGGTTCTGTCTAGCGCAGATGTTCTCTGCGCCAGTGGTGAGCTCGTGCCAAGACACGGAAAGGGCACAACGGCTGAGAAGCTACTGGGAAACCAGAAGTTCTACTCTACCGAGTGGACCCAGCGGTTGGAATCTGCCGGCTTTCATGCCGACTCATACTTGATTCCTAACCACAGGTACGTTCAGTACCTGTCCGTGCTTGAGTTCCTGGATCCTGGAGCGGAGCGACCCTCAAGGGTTATCTCCGTTCCTAAGACGCTCAAGACGCCGCGAATCATCGCGGCCGAGCCTGTCTGTATGCAGTACACACAGCAGGCAATCGCCAAGCCTCTCGTAGAACTGCTCGAGAATGATTGCATCTCGAAGTGGTTCGTCGGTTTCACCGACCAAGTACCTAATCAGGCGCTTGCACGGGTAGGCAGTGTCGATGGCGGTCTCGCAACGCTCGATCTGAGCGAGGCGTCTGACCGTGTCTCGAATCGGCTTGTGAAAATACTGCTTCATGGTTTTACGAACCTTTCAGAAATGGTTCAGGCCAGTCGCAGTCTACGAGCCGACGTTCCTCGTCATGGGGTAATACCCCTAACGAAGTTCGCGTCAATGGGATCAGCGCTTACGTTTCCGATGGAGGCTATGGTATTCTGTACTGTGGCCTTTCTAGGGATCGAGAGATGCTTGGGTTCCAAGTTGACCGAAAAGGGGATAAAATCCCTGATCGGTCAGGTGCGTGTGTATGGGGATGACATAGTCGTCCCCGCACAATACGCGGTTTCAGTGTCGAGTGCACTAGAGGCTTTTGGCTTCAAAGTGAACTCGCGCAAGTCTTTCTGGACTGGGAAGTTCAGGGAGAGTTGCGGTAAGGATTACTACGCAGGCCAAGACGTTACAACTGTCAAGGTCCGGCGGGTGACACCTACAACACTGAACGACGTAGAGGAGATTGTGAGCATGGTTTCTTTAAGGAACCAACTCCACCACCGAGGATTTGTCTCATCGGTGGCTGCTCTTGACCACTACCTCGTGAAGTTGCTAAAACACTTCCCGAAGGTGGCCGAGAACTCCCCTCTGTTGGGCAGGCACAGTGTCGAAATGACAATCGACAAGATGTGTCCTCGCACTCATAAGCCATTGGCTCGTGGGTACGTAGTGAAGGACCGTCTCCCGATTAACTCGGTTGATGGCCCGCAAGCCCTCCTCAAGATCTTCTTGAAAAACTTCGAGAAGGACGATTTGCCAGTCGTCGGCTTTGAC